ATCCAGAATGTCGCCGACGCTTCCGCCGTTCCTCGAGTTGTTTCTCGAGCGACTCCGAATTGTACGAATCTTCCTATTGTTTTTGACATGAATTTTGATTGCTAATTTTCTTTTGATAATGTTTCGCCGTGAATCGACTTCTTCTTCGTCTCCCATATCTCGGTCGCCTCGGTGATCGAAGCGGCTTCGATGGTGATCGGCTCGTATTCCCCACCTCCGGCGAAGAAATACGCCTCGGTCACTTGCTTCGGAGCGACCTTTTTTTCTTGTGTTTTTGGTGTTTCGTTTTCCATGATGTGATTATTATACTACAACGTGATCGCCTTCGACGCTTTCGCTTTCAGTATAACGCGGAACAGTGTGAAAGACTTCCCTCGAGTTGTGAATGTTTCGGTCGGTGACGTTGCCGGTTCGAGTCCGCCTTCGGCCGTCCCATCGAGTGAAGGGTAGTTGTCGAATTCGTCGATGATCGACTCCATGAGATCCTCGACCGGGTTTGTATCGGTGACGTTTTCCTGTTTTTGAATGATGAGGAGTTCGAACGTGTATGTCCGGAGATTCTCCGAGTTGGTGATCACTTCGGCCGTGATATACGGAGGAGGAAGGATTGCGGCCGGGTATTTTGGAATATCCATGTCGAAAAGCGATTCGTTCACCTCCCGGACGAGGACGGTTCCGACCACTTCCCGGCGTCGGAGGCCTTCGAGAATGTCGGCGATTTTCTTTTTGAGTTCGGTTGCTTTTGTCATATATGCATTGTACTACGCTTTCGAGATTGCGCGGGTGATTTTATCCATAGCGTCACTCATGAGTTTTTTGATTCCCGGGGTTGCTTTGATGAGGATCTTCTCCATGAAAGGGTTTGCACGTTGATTCTTCGTGCCGAATTCGACGGCCGGAGCGTATTCTCGCGTCGGACGCCATGAGGCCTCCATGCGATTTTCATTCGCCGGAGTGAATAGGAATGTTTGTGTGAGCATACCGGTTCGCCACGGAACCGGATCGTTTTTGAGAGTATTCTTCGCGAAAGTTGCCGCCGTCGCGTTGAGGGTTTTGACTAGAATCGGCCGAACAATTTGCGGATGCTTCTTGAATGCTTTTTGAAGCCGATCGAGTCCTTTGATTACGACATAAAGGTTTCGATCTTGAGCCATATTATATAAATACCGGGAGGCGAGTGTACCTTGCAAGGATCTCGCGATCGTCCGCCGTGAGGAATTTTTCCCACGTTACTTGACCACCTTCGAAGGATTCGTTCTCCTTGCCTTCGTGTTCGCGCTTCTTGAAACGCTTCGTGATGAGGCGCTCGGCGAGATCGGTGAGATCGAACGGAAGGGTGTGTTTTGATGTGTCGGTCGGGAATTCGAAGTCGATTTTGTATCCGGCTGTATAGGTTGCTCGGATTGCATTTGTTCCGGAAGGAACGCCGCCATATATGCGAATGAGTCCCGCTTTTCCGTCACTTACAAGTTCATATTCGTCCGCGATGAATGATGTCCATGAAGGATTTGAAGGTGTTCCGGCGCGATATTGCAAGGCCGAGAGAGCCGTGACCGGGGTGTTATTGAGCGAGAACATTTCAGTTCCGCGATGATAGATCGTGTATACCTCGTTCGTGTATGTCGCTTGACCGAATTTTCGGTTCGCTCGAGACTCGAGTTCATCGGTGACACTCATGATCATCCGCTCGAATAGCGTGTCGAATCCCGCCGTGTCGATGCCGAGACGAAGTTTCATTCGTGCGAGATTTGTGAGCGCTCGAGTTGTGATGATTTCAGTTGCCATATGTTCGATGATACACCGATTCCCGATTCCGATGAAGTGAGATCCATCGGAAGCGGAGTCGATGCGCTAGTTTACCGGTTCGCGGAATGCGTTCCCGAGAATAGCGTTTGCCGCGAGATCGAATGATGGTGATGTTCCGGCGATTGTTCCAACGAATCGGATGTATCGCTTTGTTCTACCAACGAGACGAATCTTTTGCGTGTTGTTTGACGCTGTCACTTGAGCGAAGGTCGCTCCGGTGATGTCGGTGTATGTTCCTCCGAGAGTGTCGGATTCTTGAACCTTACCATCGAGCGTCGGAGTGGTTCCCGATACGGTTCCCACTTCGAGAGTGATCATCGCATCGTTATATCCCATCGTGTCGATGCCAGTTCCGGTGACTGTTGAGGTCGCGCGTTGTGGTCGAGCAAGGAATAATGACTTGATCGCGTCGTATACTGATTTCATAAAATGCATTTGTTAGATCGTCGGCGCGGTCGCGCTCCGAATGACTTGACCTTTTTTGATCCGGACGGATCATCGAGAGTCATTCGTCGTGGGTTAGATCGAGACGATTGTTGATATACCCTACGCTCCGGCTTCTTCGGTTGCCACTTCTTCCGTTGATTCCGCGTTCTCCACGGCCGGTTCGGTTTCGGTTGAAACTTCTTCGGTCGCAACGGTTTCTTCGGTTGTGGTTTCTTCGGTTGCTGTTGCGTCTTCGGTTGAGATTTCCTCCTCGACGGAGTTTTCCTCCACTTCGGATTCGATCGGAACGAAACGAGTTTCGCTCACATTGTTGTTCGCGGCTTCTTCGGCCGTGAGTTCCACGATGTCACCGGCTTCGTGTCCGTCCGTCGGAAGCACACATTTATATTTTGTCATATAGATATATTATGTTTCGAGTTGATAATCTCGACCTCATTTTTTCAATGCATTTCGGCATTGACGCGGAGATCCGGCCATTCCGGATCCCCTTCGTCATTGTCGAAGGATCGACTATGAAGCGGCTGTTCGACCGGTTACGAATGCGGCCGGAAGGGTGAGAACAAGTGCGTGACGGTGCTTGTATACAAGTCCTGTTTGATCCGCAAGTGCTACCTCCTTTCCACCGAATGAACCGCTCGCGTGTTGTGCAACACGGAAGTCTCCACGGTCGCCGTATGCCATCGCCTTCATGTTTCCGAACGCACAGAATTTCGTTGAAACTGCTGTTGCGCTGTTTGCCGGAAGGTGACGAACGGTGAATACCGGGTAGCCGAGGATCTCGCCTACCGGACGAGCGCCTCCGATCATACCCTTGTATGCGTCGAGAAGTGCGACGCTCGGTGCGCCCGCTTGTGGAAGCAAGTACGCGCCGGTTGCCGATTCTCGAGCAACGCGGATCTTCGCCCATACTGTCTTTGAGAAGTAGAACGCCGCGCCTTCGAGAATACTTTCCTCGACTGCTCCGATCATGTCACTCGCATCCTCCAATTTGAACGAAGCGAATGTTGTTGATCCCGAAGTAGTTGAACCACCGAGGTTGTGAACCGGTACGTTCGCCTCGTTGAGAATACCGACAAACGGTGCGCCGGATCCAGTGAATCCCTGCTTGTCCACCATGTTTGCCAATGCTTCACCACCGAGAGCGAGAAGCCAGTCCGCGAGTTGAGTTGGTGAGTCGGCGAGGAGATCGTTACCAACAACGAACGCGAGTTGCCATTTCTTGATGAGCAAGTTCGCCTGTTCGAAGGTGATTCCGGTCACGCTACCGGCTACATCGACGCCGAGGTATTCTCCCTCGAGGAATGCTCCGGTGTATGCCGGAACGCCGAGGTTGTCACTCGTCATCGGCCACTTCATCGCTTGAGACATGACAACGCCGACCGATGCCGCGATGCGAACGATCGCATTTGCGACTTCCTTCGGTACGAGGAATCCTCCTCGGTTGTCCTGTTCACTGATGAGTGCCTCGTTTGCTTTCGCGCGGAAGTTTCCGTTCGCGATGTCCTTCACCATAGAGGCGAATTCCTTCTTCTGCTCGGTGTCGAGGCCTGTTCGGTCGCTACCGAATACGGAACGCTCCATTCGGAGTGTCTCGACGATCTTCTTTGTCTCGGCCGCCACTTCGACGCCTACGATCTCACGGAGTTTTGTTTCCATGATGCCGTCGAGCGACTTTGTGATGGTTTCGACCAATGTCTTTTCATCCATATAAATAATGAATTATTTGTTGCGACTTCGTTCGTACTCATGAGATTTCTTGTTGAAATTCTCGAGCGCGTTTGTTGTCGCGGTTGCTAATGCCCGCATGACGAGTCGACTCATTTGAAATTCTTTGAATTCTTTTGAGTTGACATCGTCTTCTCCGTCTTCCGGAGTCTCGATAGCCACGTCCTCGGGGACGTCACCATCATTTCCGTCGACTGATTTTTCGTCACCTTCTTCGGGTTCCGATTCTTCTTCGTCCACTTCCTCGCCTTTACCTTTTAGAATATCCATGATCCGGATTGCCGACTCACTCATGATCGTCGCGACGGCCGCTTGCATTGTTGCAAGTTCCGCTCCGACTGCTTCGATCTCGGTGTCGGATGCCTTCTTTGAAATTGACTTCTCCTCGACGACTGTTTCTTCTTCGGGAGTTTCTTCGGTCGCCGGAGTGACCACTTCTTCGGCCGGAGTTTCCTCGGCCGGTGTCTCCTCCTCGGGAGTTTCTTCTTCGACTACTTCCTCCTCGGATCCTTCCTCCTTCTTCGTGAGGTTGCCGAGTCCCTTCATCGCGAGCATAGAAATATCGAGTCCGAGTGATTGCGCGTCTCGAAGTGAGAGAGCATACGGATTCGCCGGAACCGGAACGAATGAGAATTCGAGGAGTTGTGCTTCCTTGATGATGTTCCCTTCCATTTTTTCGACGATGAATCCGACACTTGTCGCGCGAACGATCTTCGCATCGTACATTTTTCGAACCTGTTGAGCGAACGGATTTGCTTCACCGGGAGCGAAGCGTCCTTTTGCGATGAGTTTTCCTTCGACGAGTTCGATCGAGTCACATACTCCGATCGGGAGGGAATAGTAGTCGTGTCCCCATAGAACGATCGGGTTCATTTTGTATAGTTCGAGATTCCATCCGGCTTGATCCACACTTTCGCCGGAACGATCGAAGTCCGCCGTCGAGATCACCACCTCGAAAGTTCCCGAATCTTCGGCCTCCTTCGTCGCCTTGATGACGTCCTTGAAGGCGCCAGTTGCGATCGCGTCCTCGAGATTCTTTTTGAATTCCTCGGTGAGTAATTTGATTGCGTTTTTCATAGTATGTTTTGATTCTATCACGGCGAGCGCGATGTTGTCTTTTAGTTGTGAATAATTATCTCGGGATTTCCGGCTTTACATGAACGACAATATCTCCGAACGTGACGACTTTTCCTCCGGAATACGTCACTTGAATCTCCGCGTAGTAGTCGCCGACCTCGTCGAAGTCTCCGCTCGCGACGGTATACTTGCACGTTCCGGAGACGGCAGCGACGATCGACATCGAACCGGAGAATTTGATCGTGTCGACGCCCTGCTTTTGCGCTTTGAATAGGAGAGTCCCATTTGTGAGGTCGACCACGGCATCATTCGCATCGCGAAGCGTGAAGTTGATGTCATATCCGACGTCATTTTGTACCACTTTAATGTTTATCATGTGTCATTTGGTTTTATGGTGTGGGTGTCTTTCGCTTTTGAAATCGTGAACGATCGTTGCGGTAATTGTACCACATAGGTTTCCTTCGTTGTCGAGACGGTATGTGATTTGTCGGTGTCTTTGATCGTATGATCCCGGCCATAGAGAAGGTACGCGATCCAGTTTCCGATCGAGCGGACGACGGTGACGAGTATTTCTCCGAGGAAGGAATCGACAAGTGTGAGAGATTCCCGGATCACTTTTGAAGTTGTTTTTGCGATCGAATCCGTGAGTGTGATCGCTTCGACATAGACTCGAGAGAGGATTCTCGCCGTTGCGAATGAGTCGACGAGGGTGAGGATCTCGGTGAATC